TGTACGTGTAAGCCTACGTAATTCATCTATTACCAGTCGATGTTTGTGCTGGTAACAGAAGGTGTATCGAATCCAAAGTAGAATGCTTCTTGCTCTGGATACACAACTTCACGAACAACCTTTTCTAGGTTGAAAAATTCAAAACCATCCCAATTGAATGGCTCTGAGTCTGGCTTGCTTGGAAGAAGAGTGTAACTAGTTTCAGTTCCCTGACCATTACGCTTTAACTTCCACTCAAGGTTTGAGATGCTACCTGTATCAAGTGCATACTCACGAATGTTATTGAATGCTGATTGCTTTGAGATACCCTGTGACCATACAGCAATGTATGGGTCTTCTGTACCATCATTAATTAGTACGTTGCAATAAAAACGCATACGTGCTCTCCAGCCACTCTTTGGTTCCTTGCGATCCATCTCACAACCAAAGCAACGACCTTCTGATTCTTGTGTACATGCAGCCTTGCGCTTATAATCCTTTGGATTAGTGTGTTCTGCAACTACAACAGATAGCCCACGAGCATCTGAGTAGTTTGCTGAATCTTGATCTAGTTCCTCAACGAAACGGATCTTTGCTGATTGTCCATCAGCCAACTTTACCCACTTAACCTTTTGCCCAGTGCTTTCAAACTTTGGCTTGTCAAGTAGTGCATTGATTTCTTTTAGTCCTTTAATTACGCTCATTTGTTTCTCCTTGTTCTTTATATTAGTTTAGCATAGACTGTATTGATTTGTCAAACTGAAAGTCCAGTTCTTGAATTGACTTATCGTCCATATCGCCTATATCTTTGTATTGTTTATTTAGTTTTATAACGGACACACGAGAACCAAGTTTTTCAATTATCTTAGTTTTCATGTTTCCTCCCGCTTCATCATTATCTGCAATAACTATAATGTTATTGAAATACTTTTGAAGCAATTCTATCTGTGTGTTTGATACATTAGCACCAAGCGTTGCAACTGCTGGAAAGCCTACTTGATCTAAGCGGATAGCATCAAATGATGATTCCACTACATAAACCTTGTCTGCTGTCTTTACTCTGTACAAATTAAATAAAGTCTTTGCTTTTGGAAGACCTGGAGTATTTTTAAATTCTTTGCCCTCAATTGATCTACCAACAAATCCTACTGGCATTCCATCTGGACTATGAACTGGCACAGTAACCATATCTTGTTTTTCTGAATACCCTAAAGAAAACTTTGACCAAGATGCTAAGGATATTTTTCTATAAGTAAAATAATCCTTTGCTCTTTCTGATGTGTTAAGATTATTGTTAAGTCTTTTTAAAATTAATTCATCGAATGGAACAAACTCAGGCTTTTCAAATAATTGTTTATTGACTTCTTTTGTAATATCAGATTCTGTTTCTTTGCTTTTAATAAATCTTATGGACTCAAAATATGTACGACCAGACATATGCATTGTAAACTCTACTAGGTCTGCAACTTTCTGACAAGAAAAGCAAAAAAATGTTCCATTAAACTTATCTATTTCTCCTGCAGGGGTTCTATTATTATTATGGTATGGACAAAAAATTATATAGTCTGAATCAATCTCAGACTCAATCGTTACACCTGTTCCCGTAAGGACTCTTTTGATTTGCTCTTTTGTGTATAGATTGCTTTGGTACCGTCTATTCCCTCTATCCATTCGCTCTGTTTTCTCCCTGTATGTATACCATGTACTGTTAATTCAAATTCAAAATATTTTTTCTTCTCGTTATAGTCTACCGTAAAATCTGGAACAATGTCAAGCCTTGGAACATATCCAGACAGGCGCATCTCAGACTCAAGGAGTCTAATATATTCCATTTTAAGTCTACCAAGTGCAGATTCATCGTGGATAACTCCGCTCAAATTGAACTTCTTGATAGGCTTGTGGTGATAGTTCGCCATGTAACATATTATACCTACTTATCTTCAAAATCTTTATATCTGTAATATCCCTTGTCAAAGTCAACTTGAACAAGGAAATCACCCATAAATCCGTTACGGTTCTTTCTAAAGGCACACTCAATGACATCGCTATTTTGTGCACGGCCTAGTGCAATAACCCAGTCAGCATCGTAGGCAATCTGTCTAGACCAAGATGTTTGACCAAGTGTTGGAACGCTTGTTAAATCATTAGCGTCATCAGGTGTTGCTGATGAAATAGCAATGATTGGGACTTCTTCACCAATAGCCATTAGTTTGAGTTCTCGTGAAAGGTTCTTCATTCGCACAGTTTCATTATCTGACTTTTGGTTTGGTGACATTAACTGAAGGTAGTCAACGATTACAAAATCTGGCTTATACTGATCGATTTTTCCACGAAGAACGGATGGGTTAATCTCTCCACCTTGATCATTAGAGATAATGTGAAATTCTGGTTTGCCTTGCAGATGCTTTGCATGCCAAGCCTTTAATGTATCAAGTTCAACATCTCCGTTTGATAACTTTCTATGAGACCAAAGACCCTCACCCATAATGGTAAATACACGGTTACGAACTTCTGTCTCACTCATTTCAAGGGAGATTACAAGTGGTGTCTTGCCTTGTTTCCAGGCCTGTACAGCAAAGTATAGAGCCATCCATGACTTTCCGATACCTGGATATGCTAGAAAGACTCCTAACTGCCCTGGCATAATTCCAGAAGGAAGATAATTATCAAACCCTGGCAGATTGGTTTTAATTCCAACATGGCCTGCTGCCTGTTGCACCTTAAGATTTTCAAAGTATGCAATGGCTGATTCTAAATCTGTTACATCAATATCACGAATTGCAGATGTATTCTTTTTTAGTTCTGAAGTCTGGGTGATAAGATCTTCTAGTGCTTTATTGCCTTCACCCTGCTGAACAACTCCTGCAGCAGACCGTAAGATATCCTTAAGGCTATCAGTTAAATATTCTGTTTGTAATTCTTCAAGGTGATGCTTTGTTGCACCAACTCCATCGACTGGTTGAAAATCTCTAAATTTATCAATGACTAGATTCATTGGTGGAACAGCACTATTATGCTCAAAGTAATTTCTAATAAACTCCCAGACATCGTTATGGGTTCTTAGTAGGTTATCGATGTTTGCCTGAAGTAGAACATGGACCTGCTTATCATTAAGGACTGCTGAGATTACCTTTGCTTCTGTATTATTCACTTAGCCACTCCTTTGCCATTCGTCTACGTTCTGCTCTTTCTTCATCATCCTTCTTCTTATCTTTTTGTGCCTGCAATATTTTTTCTGCATTGTATGCAAAGTAGTTCCACGAAGGATTCTCTGCAACTGAAAAGTAATATTCAAGTATATCGTAGCATCCTGGCAATGTGTATGATTCAACAAGGGCATCAGATGCCCACTGCTCAACATTTAAGTTTAGAGATGGCTTTGATTCATACCTTGCGGTGTGATACTTGCTGTATCTTGAAAGCAAAGCCATGCGGTCTTTGCGTTCTGCCATTATTCGTTAATCTCAGCCTTTGCTTCGTTAATCTTTTCAGTTAACTTATCTTCAACAAACTTATACACACGCTCAAATGCATCGTTTGTATTTTCTCCGTCACGCTTACTATCAATAATACCAAGATCAAGTCTTAGTGATTGAAAGTTACCAAGATTAAGCGTGTATCCAAGTGTAACAGATACCTTTGTTTCTTCGTTTTGCATTTCATACCCTTCGTTAAATAGATTCACTCCACACTGGAATAAATCGTCCATCTTCTGTTCTCGTATATGTAAGTATACCATCGCCCATTCTTCTTGTCAACTCTTGCTTGCTGGGCGTAATATCATTTGTTATTAATTTATCTTTGCGTGGTCTACCCATATGATATGAAGCAAGTATATCACGTATCTCTTTTACTTGTGATTCAGAGTAATATGATCTTACACGAAAACCTCTTGCACCACCTTTTTGTGAACCCATTGGAAAAGGTATTACACCACGCTTCATTAATGATGGCATATATTTTTTATGACGATTAACTAAATCAGCAGTCTCTCCAACTGTATATGCTCGTTCTCTTTTCTTTTTAAAATCATTAATTAAACAACTTTCAATTTGATCTTTTGTAATATTATAAACAGACATAATTCCATTGGATTTATTTAGATGATGAATTCTAACTAGGTCTCCATTAAGAAACCAAACTTTTTTATTGCCTGTAATTACAGGGAGGACATTGTAGCCTTCACTCGCAATAGTTCCTTTTTTAACAGCCATGCGCCCTCCATAGATTCTTGTGGCGGATGAAAGAAACTTCTTGAGCCACATTTCATACAATATATCTCAAGGTGTGAGATGGTACTGTACTGTCTATCAATAAACATTCTACCGTTGCATCTAAAACATTTTAACATTAGTTTGGTATGCCGATAACTATTAGGTTAACAGCAATTGATACATCTCCAGATGTATTAAATCTAACAATACCCTCAACTCCAGAGGTAGTTATACTTTTAAGAACTACTGTTACATTTTTTCCAGCAACCGTATTTCCAATGTTAATTGGTGTTGCAGTTGCTACAGGAGCATACTTAAATTCTCCAGAGAAATCATAAACAAATGATTTTTCTTCGCCTGCTGTAATTGATCCACTATTAATAACATTTACATATCCACCAATTACTCTTGCCTCAGAGGATTTGACATTTTGTCTTCCAGCAGTTGGTGTGTCTACAGATGTATACTTATATGTTGCTGAAGATACATCTGATGAGATTTCATTAACTGCCTGAGCAAGTTGTGAAATATATGTTACATCTAGAGGTTGACCTCTTTCTGGAAGTGGAATTTTTGCCATAGTTATTCTATTATACCATTACTTCTATTTCTGGAGAGGTAAATAATGCTGCTGATGCAAAGTATGACTTTGGATATGTTGGAACTTGTACGGCAACCTGTATAGTGGAAACAGTGTTTTGTAGTAGTGTTGAAAATTGAGTAGATGTTGTTGCAGCAATATATGTCCATGCACCACCATTTATCTTGAAATAAACATAATAGTTTTTTATTTCAGATCCCGTTGGCTTTGACCAAACAACATTAATAGTGCTATTAGTTACAGTAGCGGAATACTCTGTTGTAGGTGCAGTTGGCGCAGCAACTGAATAGTATGGAGACCAGTGAGAATATCTGTTCTTGTCTTCAGAGACTATCCTATATCTAACAGAATACTGTTGTGTATTTCCATGAAATGCTGGAAGATCTTCTTTTTTAATAATTACCTTTTTAACACCAGCATCAGCCATTACAAAACATCCATTCCAAATCTAAACTCAATATGGTTTGTTGTATTAGCAAACTTTATAATTGTTTCTGCACCTGTATTTTTAATTACAGAGTAACCAGTAAGTCCATAAATTGGGTTAGCAGATGTTTTATTTTCTAGCCTCAAGGCATCTAATCCAACATAATAATCACTGCTAGGTTCATTATTTTTTATTACAGTAACATAAAACTTTACAAGATCTATTGCATTCCATGTAAATGCAGAACTCTTGTATAGTTCCTGCAACTGCTTTTTTATAACAAAATATCTATTTGTAGAAAAATCTACCTCATCAAGGATTACTTCAAATCTTGCCCATTGGCCTGTTCCATGTATATCTGATGAAGCAAACTCAAGAAGTATTCTAACTTCATCTGGCTGAATACTAGACTCTCCGTCTTTATTAAAAACAGCAAATGCCAATTTCAATTCATCAGTTGGTGAGTTTTTATTGAAATCTAAAGCAGCGCCAGTAAGGTGAAGGTGATCTGATGTTGAGTTATTAACAACTAAATGATTTCCAGAAACATCTAAATCTGCATGATCTCCACGAATAACCATTATGTTATTTAAAAATCGACAACGCTCATATCTTGATGCTCTTTCTTGATTTGTAAAAATTTTATTATCTGCATTTGTCTGAAATGTTTTTGTAACAACAGAAGATCCACCCCTTGTTACTGTTATATCATTAATAATATTATCTGCATCGCTATCATCTAGTGGTCCATATTTAGATACTACCTGATAAGATGTTTCATCTGTAACATGGTCTTCCCAGTTTTCATTTGTGCTAAATGAATAAATTGTTTTACTGTCATAGGCTCCCGCTGTTGGGTTTGCGCCAGCGGACCACAGTCCAACTTCTGTAATCTCGTATCTTTCTTCTGTTGGAAGTTCTGCTGTAAATACAATCTTTGACTGACCATTCTCTACAACATATCCACGAGATGTGATTGGAACACGAAACATTTCAAAATCTAAAGAATCTTTGCTTGAGTAGTCACCAAGCGTATCTGTTGTATCTAGTGGTGTTGCTCCACATCCAATAGCAATATATGAGGCGTAGGCTGGTGCCTGCCCAACAAGATACTTTGCTAAAATATTTTTACCAGTATTAGTTATCATTATTACTCCACTCCATATATTGTACCATCAAGGAAGTCTCCAGAGTTCAATATCTGGACATCTACCTGCTCTCCAGGCTCAAGATTATAAACATTTATAACAAGATCTCCAGTAGTTGAATCAATATAAACTATCTCGCCATTGGGACCAGTTCCAACTGTTGGAGACTTTGATTCAAATCTGATAGGAAAATTCTTAAAATATGTATCCGCTGTATCCTGAAGTCTAACTATATTATTAGGATTATATTGCAGATATATATTTTGCATATTTGTAATAGGGCTATACAGCACATCTTGTCCATTAATAATATCATTTCTTGCTATGTTTATTAATTCTTGCCCCCCAATATTTTCAAATATTAGGTCTGCCATTATGTCAATATCTAATGGCTTATTGCTTAATGCAACTAGTTCTGGTGTGGCAATTTTAACTGAGGATGCCGATGCTGTAGAAGATGTTGCTAATGGTTGATTTGCTATTGCGTCTGTTGCCATTACACTACCTCACTTAAAAATACTGTCATTTCTGGTCCAGACTGATTTCTTGAATATTCAATATTATAAACAACAAACCTTGAGTCAGTGCTTCCAATTATATCTACACCATGCTCAACATAGTCTAATGTAACAATATCTCCTAATTGTATCATTGGGTTTGCAAAGATTTTTACACCAGCAGACTTTCTTGGCTTCATTATCTTCTTAATAATCCAAGACATTAAATTATTTGCATCATCCTGTGTTTGAATATATTCAACCTGTAGATTAAAATCCTTTTTACCGTAGGACATTCTGCTTAACTTGATATCCTCATAATCTTTTGCAACTTTGTTTGGATATGATACAAGCGTAGTTCCGTTAAATTGTGGATCTGAGAAATCGCTATTCTTTGAAAAATATTCATCTACCGTCAAGTCGTTATTTGATTGCTGTGTAAATGTTATACCTTGAATTCTTAAATAGTTTCCACTTGTTTCATCAAGGCTTAATGCTGTATCAGTTGCATTAAAAATTAGGAACTCTGCTCCATAAGATCCCGCCCTAAACCCAGAGACTGTGTATCCCTTAATTCTATTAAATGTAGGAGACATCTTTGCGTAGAGGGCAGGATATGCTTTATCGTATCTTACATTAAATGATGCTGCCTCTCTCATTATTGTTCCAAATTCTTCAAAATACATCTTATGCTCTGGTGGCTGATAAGAACTAATACCAGATAAATATGTTGACTGAACGATTCCACTCATTGCATATTTTCTAAATGAGTCATTAGCATTTAGTTCTGAATCACCAAATACTGAGTTAACAGGTGTATCCAGTTTAAATGATGTGTTTTGTGTATAGTTGTTAGTCAAAGCATAAACATTTTCAAACATCACTCTTGATGATCCACGAACAAATAGTGCCATATTATTGTAAACTGGAAGTGGCTCAGGATCATCTACTGTTGCAACTAGGTTGTTATTTATATAAAGAAAGAATCTTCTCTTTGCACCTATGTTTTGATACTCTACAGATAAATCATATACCGTTGGATTTTCTTCAGAGGCCATTCTATATTGTCCAGTAAATTTTCCATCATCAACAATAATGTTAGTAAGACCTTCCCATAACTTTACTGGTACCGCACCAGTATCAGAGTTCTTTATTTTATAAAACATAATATTGTTAACATTATCTTTTTGAGTATCATTTAAATTGTTTGCACCCAGGGCGATGATTTCAAAATAATATCCATTGTTTGTTGCTGGATTAAGCATAACCCCAAGCCCACCTGAGCCACCAGCAATAGTAATATTTTTATCTGGAGTTGTTCCTGGAACTATAAAGTAAGTTGATGCACCTACTGGTGTTTGTCCACGATTAGCATCATTTTCAATCTTGCCAATAATTCTCATTCTAGTTCCAAAATGTTTATAACTATCAGTTAGTGGTTTATAGACATATGAAATAAAATCTATTGGAGACTCTGTGGTTGTAAATCCTGGACCATTCATAACTAGTGCAGATGACTGAATTGTTCCAGACTGTGTTGCAACCATTGTATTTAGATTTGATTCAGAGATATACTTTGATGACAAGAAATTTTTGATAACACCATTTCTGGTTGTTTTTTGTGCAAGAGTATTGTTAACACCTGCTGGGCCAATATATGTAACTGGAAGCGTTTGGTTAGTTTTAAACAAGTACTTAGACTGCATAGTGCAGCCACGAACATTGCTATTATTAGACCAGTATGGGTTTAATCCTGCATGATGAGTTGTAACTGGTGTGCCGAATTGCCCTCTACCATGTTTTGCTACAGTTCCATTTTTTAATTTAACTATGCCATTTACTTCTTCATAATCTGGCTCAGAATATATTCTAACTAATCCTGTTGGATATATCTTCCCATTAAATGGTAGCGCTGAAAAATACTTATCATATTCCTGAACATCATTAATCCAAACATCCCCAGTTCCAGAAACATTATACTGAACAGCATCATACTTAATTATTTCACTATTAGAATAGAAGTATCCATTGTATCTAGTTATCCAATAAACTCCTTCACCAAGATCCATAACATTATTAAGTATCTGATTATTTGATACTGTAGGTACGGCATCAGAGAGAGTTGAGTTTAGAGGGATGGCGCTAAGCATATATGTTGACTGATTGCCCACCTCACTATTTATCGACTTTGTGTTTTCGGTTCCAGAAACTTCCCATAACAATACTGGCTTGTATATCCAAGTTTTTTCATTATCAACTAGGCTTGCCTGCTTAATGCTTCCAATTGATCTTTGAATATGTCTTGTAGTGTATGTTATTTTTCCATCATTATATACATCGTTATTTTGTGATGTTAGTTCTATAACATTTGCTAGTTTCAAATTAGTGTTTTGATTCTTAACTACACCTGAATCCTCATAGTCAATTGATCCAAATAGCGTTATGTCTGTTTGTCTTTCTGCAATAGATGGCATAATATAGTTTTTACTCATCATTACAAAGTTATTAAATTCATCAAAGAACATTGCTGTCTGAGTTGAGATTGCAATATCTTGAAGAACTTGTGCAATGCTCTTATCTGGCGGAATAAAGAAGTACGGAATGATAACTTCTGCTTCTCCATCAACACGCTTAAATACATAGTTAGAAAATCCAATAGAGTCTAGAAGTAGAGATACTGCCGAACTTACAGATGTGCTTGTTGAAAGTATCTGTGGTGCTGTTTGAGATTCAAAATAAAAATATAGATCTCTAAGATCTAAAGAAACATGCTTTGCTGCATTATCTAGTTTTGGAAAACCATCTGAGTACATTGTCTTGATAGGAATAAAATATGAGTAATTATCTGGACCAGTAATCGACTCATACATTTTAATTTGAATATTTTTTGAAACATAATTACTGATTATGCTATCAGTATTATTAGAGTTGAATGCATTATCAAAATCAAAAAGACTTAATTTTCCAGTAGATGCAAGTAATTGTCCAACTGGTAATCCACTTACTCCTAAATCTGAAGCACTCTTATTGACTGAAAACTCTAACACCTTTTCAGATAGATCGACTGCAAGTCTTGGGGATAACTCAATTAAATCAAATGCACAGTCAAACTTGCTCATGGTATCTATAACTAGTCTGATTCCAGAAATATATTCAAATTCTTTATATCTAACCACAGTGTCATATTCTGCCAAATAACTTGGGGGGCTTGTTAAATCTGTTACAAAGTTTGTAAGTCTATCAGTTTCTGGATCTGCAACTTGCCAACCATAATTTGGAGTAAATGTTTCCCAATTTCCCTTATACCAAATATGAAAAGCACCAAGTTCTGAATCATTTGCAGAAACTAAATATGCCTCTCCTTCATTGGGAAGTTTAGTCAATAGTGTCTCAGATGCTAGTTCGCCAGAAAACAAAAATATTGAGCGATATCGATCTGGAACAATTAGTCCATATGATACCTCTAGATAACCATCTGATTTTATTATTGCTGTTCCATCTTTACGCTTATCGCTGTCTGAAAATGAAATAGCATCTACCCAGTTATTATTTTTTAAAACTTGAATCTTCCATTTTAAAGGAATTGTTTTATTTTGTTCTCCGTAGTATGGGTCTAAAAATGTTGTTGCAGAGTTAGAAAATGTTCCGTAGTCAAGGTCTCCAACATTTGTTTGCATCTTTACGACTATTCTATTTACTGGCATTTTTTCTTTATATACAATAAATGGAACTGTATCTTCTATGTGATATCTATTGCCGACTATCTTATTTGAAATACCGTATTCTATACCGTTTTCTGTTCTAAACGATGTCCAATATTTAAAAGCATCATTTTTATCAGACATATAATATCTTGGTCTTTTTGCCATGTTGATATTTGGGTTATGCAAATACTTGCCATTAAGATATGTTGCTTTATTTATGCCAGATCTAGGTCTAAAAGGTTTAAAGCAATCTTCTAAAGAATAAAGCATCTTTAGTTTTTCTTTATATGATGTCAGTGTTGTTGGTTCATTATTATCATCAAAACCTCCATCAATAACAACATCTGAATCGGTTGCATCAGTATAATATTTTACAGCACCAGTTGAATTTCCAGAGTCTGTTAAATCAAAGGTATTTGGTAAGGCGCTATATACTGAGTCTGATTGGTTTGGTCTGTATCTATAATTTCCAATTTGCAACATGTTTGATGGGATATTCATGTTCCATTCAGCAATTACCACTGACTGTGTTTTTATAGAAGAACTAGTTTCTATATGATTTAATAAATCATCATTCTGAAACATTATGCCTCTTCCAGAGTTACTGATACATTCCAGAAATCAAAGTTCAAACCACTTCTTTTAACAACAGTATAGTTAAAGTCTGAAAAGAATACTTCTATGATTTCGTTATATTTATTGACATTATTAAATCTATCATCACCTTCTACTTCTGGATCATTTTCAAAATTTGTATATTTGTCATATGAAAGATAAACCCAGAATGAACCATTGTGATTTTCGTACCAATTCAAAAGTTCAACTCCACCTGCTCCGCCATCTGTAGTAAATTCATATGGGTTTGTTCTTGATGGTGTTACTGATAGGTCTGGCTCACCGTTAGCATTAAAGTCAGCAAATGAATCGTAGGCTCTGGATGGAAGCATATTCCAAGACACTGTTATTTGTGTCTTATCTGCTATGTGATATGACCTCATTCGACCATTGATCATTCTCTCCCGTTTTTCGATTCTAACTGGCTTAAAGTCTATGGATGACCTGTTATCATCTGACAGTATTAAAAACTCGTTAAATAGGCTTGTATCGACCTCTAGGCCTGGATTAGCCCCTACCTCATAACCGTCTGGAACATAGAAACCATTAATTTTAGTACCAGGGTTGTCTGCCCATAGCATAGCCTGTGGTCTTGAATATTTCTTTCTTCCAGACATGTAGGTATTAGTTGCCATTAGAATCTAGTCCCCCTGAGTTTTTGTGATTCAACGCTCTTTATTTGTGTTATTACTGCTCTTGCAATTTCATTTGCATCTGCATCTGATTTAACATTAACACTAATACTATAATTATACACTGAGTCACCAACTGATGAGCCATTATTGATAGCCCTCATTCTATCAACACCGTGTGAGTTAACAGCATACCTACTCATGACAAATTCTCCAGGAGTTAGCATTGCTGGAACTGAATCTGTTCCACGAACATTTCCACCTACTGCAAAATACTTTGGCTTAATTAGTCCACCCTTTGCAGCATATTGATATCCTGCTCCTCCTCCAGTTGAGTTTCCGTCATAGTTTGCAAGAAGTTCTTCAATGCCAGTTACTGCATCGTATGCATCCTGTGCTTTAGCAAGGGCTGCTGCAGCAGCAGCAACTGCTCTTTGATCATATTGAGCATCAGGTCCTCCACCCTTATTTTCTGATGCATTTATAACTGCCTGATCATATGCTGCTTGTGCAGCATCTAAAGCAGTTGCTGCATTAATTGTATTTTCAAGATACTGCTTAGATTCTGGAGTATCTGCTGGTGGAATATAAGATGTGCTTGGAGTATTAAATTGTCCTTGTGCTGCTGTAATAGAAGCAAGGGTATTTGCATATTCCAATAACTTCGCAAGAATATCTGCCCAGGTATTGTTAAGTTCTTCTGCTGCTGCAAGTAATGCTCCTAAATATGCACTTGAATTCATCAACTTTGTAAGCAGTGCTGATGCATCCATCTTAGCAGTAATTGCTGCCCACTCTTCTCTTGTTTTACCTAAGAATGTAAGTCCTGCAATCTGTCTATCAATGTTTGCTTGAAGAATTTGATTTTCATATGTTAATCGATCAATTCTATCTTGAATTGGTTGAATAGAATTTTTCTGAATGTTGTAAATTTGATCTTCAAGTTTTTGAATATTAAGTAGTGCAGCCTCACGCTTTTCTTCAAGTTGATAAATCTCATCTTGCTTAAGTTGAATGTCTGCAATAATCTGAAGTCTTCTTGGATCAGTTTCCATTTGATAAAGTTTTTGTGAATTTTGATATTGTTTTTCATTAATCTGATCTTGTGTTAAACCACTTTGAGGTCCAGTTAATCCACCTAAAGCATTGGCTCTAGCCTGTGCAAGTGCATCTGTTACGCCACCAGCAAACTGCTGTGCTCCAGTTGCTCTCATAGTTTGAGCAGCACGGGCTGCTGCTGAAATATCTCCTTGTGTTAAAGCATCTGCTAGATCAAGTTGATTTTTTTGTTGTTCAATAATGTTTGAATTAATTTCCTGTACCTTTGCCAAGGCTTCTGCTTGTGCATCGTACTTTTTATTTATTTCGTCTGCTGCATGAGATATAACTGTAAGATCATTTGAAAGCATAGTATTTTCATCTTGAATCTTTTTCATTGCACGATCACCAAACAAAGGATTCATTTCAAGTTCACGAGTTAAATCATTTACTTGTTCCTGCAAGTTTTCAATTGGTCTTGAATAAGACATTTCTATCTCACGCTGTGCATCTGCAATTAATTTATTAATTGACTCAATCTGTTGCTTGAATGGCATTAACTGTAATTCTAGGTCAGCAATAATTCTATTGTTTGCATTTAGTTGCATTGCTTCTGGGCCAGTTCTAATTACTGCCTCCATAACAGAGAAGTACTCTTCCATAAGTGCACGACCTTGCTCTGCTGCCCCTGCAAGATCTCCCTTATTTAACTTAACCTGAATATCAATAATTTTTCTTGCTTCAATATTATTTAAATAATCTGCAATTGCCTGGGCATCAATACGACCATCTTGTAAGTCTTCAACTAAGAATTTTGCAAGATTTGGGTTGCCAAGAACTGCATCAATTTGATCTGTACTATAGCCAAGACTACTCAATTGAGAAACAAGTTTTGGCATTTCTTGATAAATTTTGAAATCTTCATTTGCCTTAATTGCTTCATTAAGAACTGCTTGTCTTTCAAGTGCATCATTTGCCTTAGTAATATTTGCTATATATTTTTTCCATTCTGGATCAGATGCTTTAATTGCTCCAGATGCAAGTGCTGCTGCTTGTGCCTTATCTTCTACAACAGCCAAAGCCTGAGATGCATCTAACCCATTTGCAATAAGCATATTGTATGCAGTTGCTTGATCTTGAACTTCTTTAATTGTTTGCTCATTTACAAAATTATATTGTCCAAGGTTTGCCTCATTGTATCCCTTATCAACTGCCTTGCCAGTTTGAGTTAAACCAGTAATAGTATCTTTTGTCTTTGCTGCGCCATCTTTAAATGTAAACAATGCATTTTTACCTTTAAGGGCAGCAACCTTTGCAAAATCTTCTGCTGACATTGATGCAATAGCATCTCTAAAATCTTTTCCAACTCCCATGTTTAAAAGTCTATTCTGAATTCCATCAAAGATATCAAACATTGCTGCTGCGTTCTTTTGTGCTTTCTTGCTTGTAAATGCAGCAAGTAATGATTGAACTGGTTTTAAAGCATTAAATGAATTATCTCTTACCTGCTTTAATCTCATTGCAAGTTCATCTAAGAAAGATAATGGGTTAGTTCCAGTTCCTCCACTGGTGCCACCACTCTTTGGATTTTTAGTGTCAAGTGTTGGTTTTTCGCCAAGGTATGTTTTAACCTTGTCTGCAGTTATAGCAGCAGCAGCCTTTGCTGGATCTCCTGCAGCAACTGTTTCATAATTATATCTATATGTAAATTCTTTAACCTGTGAAGGAGAATTTTCTGGAAGTTCATTGACCTTGCTATTTGCATACTCTGCTGCAAATTTCATTCTTGCTGCATCATCTTTAAAATGTGTTTCATATGTAGATGCATAAATTGTTTCAAACTTTGATATGGCTTCTTTTTTAATTGAGTCTGGAAGTTTATCCCAATTTGCCCACTTAGATGTAAGTAAATCAATATTTGTTTGTGTCATTCCTGGCATATCGGAATTGTCTTGAATAAATTTTGCAATAACTTCTTTTGTTATTGGTGTGTTAATTTTTTCAATCTTATCTAAATTATTTGCTAACTTGTCTAGTTCATCTTGACCAAGTGTGTCTAGAACTACCTGCATGTTTATCTCATGTCCATCTAAAGCAGTCATTGTTGATAGCATCTTTGAGAACTTGTCAAAGTCTGCTGGTGTTCTTTTTGAAACATTAAGCATAATATTTTGCATCTTACCCTTTTTGTTACCAACTGAAAGAAGCATTCCAAGTTCTTCTACTTTTGCTGCACCATGAGTTTTTACTCCAACATCAAGAGTAGTTGCAAGTTGATCTAGGTTTCCTTGGAACAAATCAAGTAGTGTTGTTGCTTGTGCTGGATTCATCAATCCACTTGCCATTAAGAAGTCAATCTTATATTCTAACTTTTGCGCTTCCTTGGCGGTCTTAAATCCTTGCTGTCCATACTGACGGTTATCACTAATTTTTGCCGTTCTGCTAAGAACTGTTTGTGCCATAGTCTTATATTCAGTATTGGCATATCTATCTTTTGCCATAGCCTTTACTGAATCAAATGCAGCAGCCTCTCGTGCACCTGAATTGTTGAATGGATCTTGACCAAGACCTCCAGAATACATTCCAGTTGCTTGAAGTTTTTCAAAATTCTTCATCTGCATATCAATAGTTCTTGCAGTATTGCTATTCATTCTTGCAGTGTCTGATGCTGCCTTTGATGTTAAATCATTTAGTTCTTTTTGTAAAGTTATTTGTTTTTCTTTATTTGTTGTTGCAGCCAGTTCTGCTTCTTTTGCACGAATCAAATCGTCAGAGTATTTAGCAACGGCATCTGCTTGTGCTTGTGCAAGTTGTACTGTTTGCACTCCAAAGGCAACTACTTGTGCTGCTTCATTTCTTCCACTGTTTCCAGCACTAATAGATTTATTCATTGCTTTAATTGCTTTATCAACTTCCATGCCCTGCTGAGTTACAAGACGAACTCTTGCTTCAATTGGATTATTTAATATGTCTTCTCCATTTGGACCAACAAGCATTCTAAGATTACCTTCAATATTTGTTGTTATTGTGTGACTTCCAAGATTTGTTCCAATTTGCTCAGCAATGCTGTTTGCTTGTTCTGCTGTTAAAATACCATCTGATATATATGCTGCTAGTTCAAGTGCCAAAGTCTTTGCTGCTTCTGGAGAACCACTCTTTGACATATTATCTACAAATGATTTAGTTATACTCTTTCCAATATCTGATGTTAAGAACTGATCTCCAAATTGTGTACCAGCCCTATTAGCATCATTATAATCATTAAATAATGAGCCACTTCTTCTTTTTGACATAAGTTCTGAGGCACCAACTTTTCCAGTAACTTCGCCAATCTTTTTCATTTTTTCAGTTGTTGCTGAAACTGACTTTACATACTCTGCTTGTTTCTTTGCTGAATCTTTAAAATGCTTATCTAATAATTTAAGTCCAACGCCAACTGCTGCAATAGCAGTTACTGTCCAACCAACTGCACCCATTCCTGCAAGTGCTGGTGCCATAGATGCAACCATTGATGCACCACCTAGTGCTCCTGTAACTGCTGTTGGTGCACCTGCCATTCCAGAGACCATTGCTGCTGTTCCTAAAGCACCTGCTGATTTACCAGAAAATCTTCCAACCTTTTCTCTTCTAAGTCCACGCTTATACTTTGTAACTAACTTCTTTGCTTGTCTTGGAGGTAGTGGATTTCCATCTCCATCTGCAACTATTGAACCATCTGGATAAAATGTTGGAACATAAGCATCTACAACATTTCCATTTTGTAATGTATCAGACTGTACCTGTCTTTTAACTTCATCTGTGGCTGCTCTTCCTGTTTCTGCTGCTGCTGCTTTAACCTTGCCTTTTGATTCTTTCATTCCTTTTGCTAGTCCGTCAGAGACTTCCACTCCAGCCTTTTCTGCTTCTATAGATGGAGAATTAGCATTTGTTCCAGCATTAGATCTAATACCATCAATTGTAGATCTTCCAATTTCGGCACCGTCTTGTTTAGCACGTCTCTTTCTAGATCCAAGTCCTTTAACTCTATCTTCTACGTTTGCAATCTTTGCTCTTCCACCACGAAGAACATTCATGATACCGCCAGATACGCCTCTTCTTCCAGCAACAGCCTCAACATCTGTTGCAACATCATCTTTAAATGATGTGCGTAATCCAGTAAGTCTATCTTCGGCCTTTTGGATTACACTATTAAATCCAGCACTTCTTCTTGATCTAGCAATTTTTTCTACCTCTGCAAAAGCCTCATCGTTCCATGCCTTAGTTTCTCCATGAAGTTTTTTCCACTCTCTTGCACCAGCAATAATATCTTTATGATAAAGATCTACTTCTTCTCCATATGTATCAATGTTCTCTCCAATTGCATCAAATGTTGGAGACCACTTGTCTTTTGCAACATCAATTGAAGATTTTCCAGAACCCTTTCCAGAAAAATCGCTTTCCCAAGCATCAAATAAAGACATTCCATTTTTCTTTTCAAATGCTGCTTCACTCTTTTTAGTTGCACCAGTCATTCCACGATTTACTAATCCAACCAGTTTATACATGTGTGCTGTAACTGGTCTGAATAATTGATCTGGGAATTCTTCAGCAAACATTGTAAGTTCTTTTACTGCCTGATCATCAGTTATATCATACTGATCTAAAACTTGTTTTGCATTCATTTTTGGATGAACATCTGCATGTGCTTCTTGTTGCTTCTTCTGCTGTCCGCCTCTTGGGTCTACAAATTCAAATAAATTAGAATCTTTACCAACTGAGGTTTGTTTTAATCCTTCTTTAATCTTTGCCTTTGCTGCTTTATCTGACAAACCAGCAAGAGATTTTACTGTTTCATCACTTATGTTATCAACTGATGACTTGAGACTAGTAACCATTTCTTGACGCCATAAATCAATTGATTCTTTTGTTACGTTTGAAACATCCTTGCCAGATTTTCTTGCCCACTCAATTACTCGTGCTGTTGCACTTTCATTTTCTGCCATAATATTATTAATTTGTCTTTGGATATATTTTTGTGCTGCAGAACCAATATCTGTATATCTTCCACTTGTTGCAAAATTATCTGACTGTCTTGCTCCTGGAATTCCATTTCCTTCTTGTCCAGTACCACCATTGTATCTCTTAATATTTCCATTCATAAGTGCAGCAACTAGTTCTGGATTTTCTTTTACTGTTTGCTTTGTAAGTACAACTTCACCTGGTGTAAGCATTGAGGCAACAGTGTCACTATTACCACTACCAGGAACAACTCCGCCATCAGCAAACTTAGGCAGTTTAGATACTGCCCCCTTTGCACCTGGAACAGAATTAAATAATCCTGGAGATGTTGCAGCAAGAGTTCTTGCCTGTGATGATGCATTTGCGTATGCTGTTGCCAAAGCATTTGCTGCACCTGCTTCAATGTTGAATGTTTCAATAAGATTTTGATGAGATGTATGCAAAGCATTTGATTGTGCTAGATTTTCAATTTCTTGTTGTGTTAAATAATCAAATCCTGCACCAAGTACTGAGTTTTGTCCATTAAGTTTTGCCATTCCTCCACGAAGCATTGCAAAAAACTTAATCAAGTTTGCAAGACCGTTTGCAAGAAGACCAAATGTCATAAGTGCAATAGGAGCAAGACCTCCAACAACTCCAATAACAATTGCAATTGCTTTTTTTGTTCCATCACTAAAATTATTAAACTTTTCTAAAATCTTTCCAAAGAACGCAACGACAGGTGTTAATGCTTCAAGGAATGCTTTTCCTACTGGTATTAATTGAACTTTTAGTTGTTCAATTGTTTTTTGAAACTTAACTCCAACAGCATCTTCAACCTTACCTAATTCTCGTTCAGATAAGATTGCTAATTCTTCTACTGATGCACCAGCAAGTCCAAGCGCCCTTGCAGCCTGTGATGAATCCTTAGTTACATTTTGAAATAATGTAGATAGACGAGCAAACTGGAACTTACCAAAAAGTTGCTCAATAGCACGAGCACGGTTAAGTGGATCAAGTGTATCAAGTGCTTGTGCAAATGCTACAACAGTTCCCTTTAAGTTACCAGCGTTTGATTCAACAATTCCCTTAATGTTAATTCCAAGACCTGCAAGAAAATCACTTGCTTTCTTTGATGGATTAATTAAAGATGCAAGACCAGACTTAAGTGCATTAGCGCCTTCTGATGCATTAATTCCACCTTCCTTCATTGCAGTCATAAAGAATGCAAGGTCTTCTACTGATCCACCAAGTTGCTGGACAACTGGACCAGCCTTTGGAATTGCTGTTGTTAAATCTTCAATAGAAAGTACAGTTTGGTTTTCAACTGCGTTAAGAAAGTTAATTTTATTTGCAAGTTGATCTGCAGAAATTCCAAATGCATTTTGCAATGATATAGTTGTTTCTAATGCTTGCTGCTGTTCTACTTGACCAAGAACTGAAAGTTTTGTCGCTGCAGATACTTGAGATTGTAAATCTGATCCAGTAAGACCCATTGCAGCAGCCTTTGAAGCCATAGCCATAGTATCTTTAACTGCAACTCCATACTTAGTAAATTCCATACCAAGTCTTTGAATGTCTGCTACAGCCTTATCAGTTGCACCGTTGTCAGTAAACATGTCACCATAAACACGCTTAAAATTAACAACTTCTTTTTCCATGTCTCTAAATGTTTGAGCAGCAAAAGAACCAAGCATAGACAACGGAATAGTTAAACCAACCATCAACTGACGGCCAGCCCACTGTGTATTTTTACCAAAATTTAGAAGTTGTGTAGAACCCTGCTTCAGAAGTTGATTCATTAACTGCTGTCTTTGTGCAGCCATCTGAACACGTGTAGCATAATCAGCATACTGACCGTTGGCCATTTCAAGGTGCTTTGGAACTATCTGTAAAACTTTTACAAGTTCGCCCTGTGCATTTGTTAGTTGTATATACTGTGTCTGTAGAGACTTGACTCTATCTTTACGAGCACGATTAATAATGTCTCGCTCTGCTGCAAACATTCTGCTAAATGTTTTTGTATTTGCAGTTGCAGCAGCAGCGGTATACCTAAAGTATTCCCGCATGCTGAGTTTATTTTTTTCAAGTGCTTCAGTAAAAGAAGTTGTACTATTTACTACATTCTTTTGAGATGCAACAAATTTTCCTGTTGAATTAATTGCCTGAATTAACTGGGCATTTAATCCTTTTTGTGCATTGGCTGCATTAACATTGCCTACAGTTAAAGCCTGATTAAACTTGCTTAATCCAGCCTGTAATTGACGTAAACTGGCAAGGGCGTCTTTAGTATCAAAGACTATACCAATATTGGCGTTTACATCAGACAATCATTACACCCTCTTTACTTTGAAATTTGACCCATCAGCGCTGTAGCGTCTGATAGTTGAATTCCTGATGCAGCATCAACGATTTTGTAAACAGTTGGAAGATCCAAACTATCTTCAATCTTTTCTTTGTCATCAGCGAGTTCTGGGTAGTACTGCTGGAAAGCGATTTGTACGCATTCAATTAATACATCCATTGACTTCTCATTATCATCCGCTACCTCTGAAAGTCCCTGGAAAGTTTTCATGAAGGGCTTTAGTAGTGAGATTTTTAGCGGTTTAACTTCAAATGTTGTTCCATCAATAAGGGACAACTTTTCTGTCTTGTCGTTCTTTGCATTAGCGTTAGCCATTATT